ACAGGCAGAAGGCGAAGCGGCTTCGACCGTGTTTGGTATTGTCGTACACCCTGACGGAGTACAGAACGCGCTGCAAGTCGATACCGACTATATTATCAACGTGCATCCAGCGGCAAACCTTGAGCGTCTTGTTGCTTGCTTTCCTGAGCTGTCGAACGACGAGCGTTTCTCCCTGTCGGCTTTTGTGCAAACAAACTTCAAGTTCCCGTTCGGTTATATCGTGCCAAGCGATACGACAATCCGAACACAGGAATACATGGATGAAAACGGTTGGTTTCCTGAAGAACCCGAATTATGAAAGCTATCAAAATAATCTTTCTTGTAGTCCTGGCATTCGTCGCGATCCCCGTCGGGATTGTTTACTCGTTTGGTGAGTCGCTTTACTTTATCGCCTCAGATATCCTCAGAAGCATTTTCAGGGCTATATACGACCTCTTTCGAGATGTGTCGATAATTGTATCGGTCACAGCGTCAAAGTTCCTCAATCGGCTTCTAATTGATTCGGGAATTCCTTTCGGGAATCATTCTGTTTCGGCTGTCCTAGGAGCCAACCAACGAGAACGAACGCTCACGGGTCTCGGTTTATGGCTTACTTTGTTACTCGATAGCATCGACAAGAACCATTGCCGCAAGGCATCCGAACGCGCTGGGATATGAGCAAAGTCAACGAGACACTCATTGCGTTTGCAGATGATATCCTCAAGAGTGCAAAGCGGCATCTCGGAGGGCGTAGGATCGGCAAGAATAAGAACTACGGGGTCGCATCGGGTAACCTCAAACGGTCTCTGAATTACCGCGTCCGAGTACGTGGCAACGAGATTCGTGAAATCAGTTTCGGAGCAAAAGGCAAGGCGAAGAAGTACGCTCCCTTCATTCATTTCGGAGTAAACGGCACCCGCAAGAATCAAGGGTCACCCTTCACCTTTCGCAAGCAACCTCCATCCTCGGTATTTGTCAAGTGGATGAAAACGAAAGGGATCAAGCTCAGAGATGAGAAGGGACGATTCAAGAAGCGAACAGAGTCCAACATCCAATCGGCTGCTTTCCTCATGGCTCGAGCGGTCAAACGTAAGGGAATTGTCGGTCTTCGGTTCTATGAGAAAGCATATACAGCCGTGAGTAAACGATACACAAAGAAACTTGGGGCAGCGTTCGCGGAAGATATCGCGGGCAAATTCAAAGCTAACCTCGGAAACATAACGATAAAGAACTAATGGCTGTAACTATACCAGCGTCTCCGACGGGGAGTATGACCGTAGCGGATCAAAGCCTAATTTATACGCTCCTCACCGATACTTCCCCACTTCCTTCGGGCTTCCGTATATGGGTCAAAGTATATGAAAACGGAACTAGCGCATCGAACTTAGTTTCGACGCTATACCTGACTCCGAACACAAATGACACGGCATTCTTTAACCTTGCCGAAGTAGTCAAAGGACGGGTATCGGTAGACGATAGGCGATATGATTCAGCAGAAGTAATTCACGAGCCAATTTCGTCGGATAAATATATGACCCGAAGCAATAACAACCTCAAACTCTACACGGTTTCCGTTGGCGAATTCAACGGAGCAACGGAGGGTTCCGAGGATGCGAGCGCGACAATATATCTAATAGACGGTCACTTCCAAATTTCACAGGGTTTCGACCCTGGCTTTGCTGACTATTACGGAACAGCAAACACGGTGAAGTATTGGTTGACGGATAGGTCCCCCGCCTTGAACGTTATCACGATAGATGCAGCAGAAGAAGATCAAGGCGTTTGTGCTTTTTTAAATCGTTCAGCGGTTTCCAGTGTCGAACAGTTTACGATCACTCTCTACAACGAAAGCGGGTCGTTCATCAGCACCTCGACGATTGAAATAAACCTAACGAGCGGAGGGCAATCGCCTAACGCTCCACAGCCCCGAAAAGGGTTCCTTTGTTATTTCGGGGTATATCCCGCAAATATTGACGCGGCTTCTGGTTTACTGACCGCCAATCCAAGTTGGGGACACTATACAATCACACCTCAATTGACCACTTCTGCAATTCAAAAAGGAAATGCAATCCGCATAAATAAGAACTGTCGCCCCGTCAAGAATAACCCCGTGCAATTAGCGTGGGCAAATACGGTCGGAGGATGGGATTATCTCCGCTTCAACGGAAGGGGCTTGAAGACCGTCACGCGTGAAGAGAAGACATATCGCAAGATTATTGGAGATTATGACGCAGCGACTTTCGCCTTCACTTCTTTCGATCGCGAGAAAACGCCATATCAACTCGAAGCAACAGAGACGTATCAGCTCAACAGCGTGCTCACAATTGAGGAGGTGACTTTGCTTCAATATTGCATGAGGTCTAAGAATGTCATGGCACGAATCGACGGCACTTGGCTTCCGGTTACGATTCAAACGAACTCGATGCAAATCGAAGAGGAGACCGTCTCGAAGGTGTTCATCACTTCGTTCAATGTAGAACTCGCACAAACTATCCGATGCTAAGACTCACCCTTGCAGGAAACGAGATTGAACTCTACGAGAACGAGCCGGTCAACCTGAGTTATCAGTTCTCCGATATTCAGAATATCAACGCTTCATCGAGTAGCTTCTCGCAGACCTTCCGCGTACCACTCACAAAGAAGAATCAAGAATACTTTGGGGCGGTGAATGAGTTCGGTCTTATTACGACCTGGGACCCGAAGACTAAAGTCGATGCAGAACTCACTTACAACACGATCCCAGTCATGCGGGGCTTTGCCCAAGTCAAAGCGGTATACGTTCAGAAAGGCAAATATGCAGACGTAGAGATTGCGGTGTTCGGCGAGACGGCTAATCTCTCACGCGATATCGGGGACGCGATGCTCACCGATTTGGATTTGTCTTCATACAATCACACGCTCAACGCTACGAATATCGAAGCGAGTTGGGCGGGTACTTTATCCAGCTCCGTAATCCGTTACGGACTCCCTGACAAGGGGCAGAATTGGACTTCTTCAAATATATGGACATCGACAAACCCTCTTGAACACGGGGACTTCACGCCATACTTCCAAGCCTCCAAACTCTTCGAGGAGATAATGACAGATGCAGGGTATACTTACGACTCTGCTTTTTTGGATAGTATGAGCGACGTTTATCTTGCTCTATACAACGGCAACCTCGCAATCGAGGGAACAGAAAACCCGCAAGGGCAAACGATGCTCGTTGGATATGCAAGCAATCAAACAGGATTGACAGGCAACAGCTACACAAGTCTAACGGGGTTAAGTGAGTCATCGCCGTTCTATGACACAGGACCGAACTTCTCCGGCTCAACATATACAGCACCCTTCCAGGGTTATTACACCTTCAGGATAAATCTATTCGGCAGGATAAGTCATCCGACCCACGAAATCTCGTTTCGTTTATCGAAGGACACGGGAACAACTGAACTTTGGGAATTTATACCAACGTACACCGGGACGATATTCAACGACACATCCCACAACTTTCTGTCGGAACCGATTCTCTTGAATGACGGAGAGACCGTGAATCTTCAATACAAGCACGATTCTTCCGCGCATACGCTTGCACTCGATGGAGACGGCACCTTCTCACCCGACCAAACATGGTGGCAAGTCGTAGCTGTTAGCGCACCGACGAGCGGACAAACGGTCGAAGTTTCCGCCAATATGCCAAAGATGAAGCAAATCGATTTCGTCTCGGGGCTTCAGAAGATGTTCAACCTTGTATTGATTCCGGATCGCAACAACCCGAAACATCTCTCGGTTGAGCCGTTCAACGACTACATGAGTAGCGGAGCGCAAAAGGATTGGACGAACAAGATTGACCTATCGAAAGACCTCACGATCGCGCCCACGACAGACCTTCAGGCGCGACAGTACGATTGGACACATTCCAACGGGAAAGACCTTATCAACGAAATAGTGTTCAAAAATGCTTCTCGGGTCTATGGAAGGTACCGAGTTGATGACCCAGAGAACGACTTCGCTTCAGGAAACAAAGAGATCAAGTCACCCTTCGCGCCTCACGTCGTTTCATATATCCCCGGCACGCAGTACGCAGTTCACCGAATGTTGATTGATACGGAGCAGGACGATAAGACAATCAAAGACCCGCGACCGCGCTTGGCGTTTTGGAACGATCAAGAAGCAGGGTCAATCCATTATCAGAACGACGCGAACAACGGCACTAAAACGGACGCAGAATATCCAGCTTTCTCGCAGTTCTCAGACCTTGAGGCAACTGTCACTGATGAAGACCTCGGTTTTGGTGCAGAGCGTCCATTCCATATCGTAGAAGCCAACCCATTAAATACCCTGTATTACAAATACTGGAGACCGTTCGTCAATGAGTTGTATTCCTCCGACGCTCGCAAGCTCACCGCGTTCTTCCGTCTAACTCGCTCTGAATTAGCGACGTTTGAGTTCTCCGACAAGGTTTATATCAAAGACACGTATTGGAGGATTCTATCCATCTCCTATGACGCAACAAGTGAAGACCTCGTGAAGGTCGAGCTTTTGAAGGTCTTAGGAGATATCCGCGACTGTCAATTCATTCCGTCAGGTATCGACAAAGCAAACGGAAAGATACAATTCACGAACTCCAGCGGACAGACCGTCGTTCAAGTTACTCGGGTTTGCTGCGAGAGGTACGGGTATTTCTACGACAATGCTTCATCTAACTGCTTCCAACCCTTCGAACAATGAGGAATCTTGACAATCATCGTTATATAGGAGAGGCGATCCAATTACTCCAGAACAAAGGCGAGAGGGTTCAAGTCCCGCTTTGGTTCAAGGCGTTGGACGTTCTCATCTCAGTTAGTATCGCACTCATCCCGATAATCACCTTGATATGGCTCGTGAAGAAGAAGTAATTCTAAAAGTATCGGCGGACACAAGCAACCTCGACCGCTCAATCGAAGCCTCTGAAAATGCCGTCAAGGACTTAGGCACTACGGGGCAAACGGTTGTCGGTGGATTGGACAAGCTGACGGGCGGGCTTGCTTCTAAATTTGTTGGAGCTGCGAAGGGCGTTGGGACCTTTATCAAGGGATTGAACTTGACCAAGGTAGCAATCGCAGGAACGGGAGTCGGTCTTCTTGTTTTGGCTTTGGGTTCAATTGTTACGTACTTCACAAAATCATTTGAAGGGGCGCGAAAGCTCAAGACAGCATTGGCGGGAATCGGTGCCGCGATTGATGTCGTAGTTGATAGAGCAGCGAAGTTCGGTGAGAGCATCGTGAAGTTTTTCTCGGGCGATAGAGAGGGCGCAGTAAAAGCGTTCACCGCAGCAACCGCCAACCTCGGGGATGAATTAGAGAGAGAGATTCGGTTAGCTAAGGAACTCGAGACTCGAAGGCAAGCTTTGACCGATGCGCAAAGAGACCAGCTTGTCACAACGGCAAAAGAACGCTCGGAGATTAAAGCGTTGAACCTCATTGCAGAGGATACGACACAGAACATCAACGACCGGATTGCCGCAGCGGACGAAGCAGGGGCAAAGGAACGCGCACTCTTCGAACAACGTAAAGCCAACGCAGAAGAAGAGTTGGCAATTATTATAGCTCAAAACGAACTATCCGACTCGAGCGAAGAAGACAGACAAAGACAAGCGGAACTCGAAGCGGAGGTTTTCAATCTCGCGGCTGAGTCTTTGGAGATGCAAACCACACTTCAAAATAAACTCAATACGCTCAAACTTGAAGCCATCAACCTCACGCGGCAACAACTGCAAGCAGAAATCGACCTCGCGAATAAGACAGTCGAAGGTATGCAGAAGCGACAAGAGGAAGAAGTCAAGACTCTGACCGTTACGCAAGAGACAGCCGAAGCAACCCTCCAACCACGGACGCAGAACTTCGCGGATCAAGTTCTCGGGTCACAGACCACAGAGGAACAAATCCGTCAACAAAGAAAACAGACTTTTGATGACTTCAAGAATCAAGCTGAGTTAGCAGGACATCAAGCGTTGGAGTTTGCTGCTATGACTCTTGACATCATGGGGAGCCTCAACACGTTGTTCACCAAAGACGAAGAGAAGAGAGCAAAGAGAAGTTTTGAGATTGGAAAGAAGCTCGCTATCGTTTCCACGATTATGAACACAGCCGAAGCCGTAGGGTCTGCACTTGCTAAAGACGGCACCTTCCCAGGGTCTCGATTCATTGCAGCCGCAGCCGCAGGTCTTGCGGGAGCCGCTCAAGTGGCAACCATCAAGAGACAGGAATTCAACGCAGGCGGTGGAGCACCACCCCCACCCCCAGCAGGA